CAATCGATTGAGGTGTACGCGCCGTACGGCGGAGGCATCCAACTGTCCCTGACGGCTACCGGGGATGGACTGAAGGTAGTCTCCCACGCGTCACGGCTGAGGATCGCTGAGCGGCGTACCGAGTACAGCCGTGAATGGACGCTCTCAAGGGACGAAGAGCACGGCTTCGACCGAACGTGACGGTGGGGCGTGACGGGCGGTACCTGGCGTGGATACGGACGCTTCCCTGTCTGGTGTGCGGTAGAGCATCGGAGGCGCATCACACGGGGCCGCATGGACTCGGCAAGAAGGCGGACGATTCGACGGCGATCCCGCTATGTACCGAGCACCACACGATGGGGCAGTCTGCATACCACAGGATAGGGCGGGTACGGTTCGAGCAGCGGTTCGGGGTGGTGATCGCGGATGTTGTGCGTCGGTTGAACCTCCGATGGAGGGAGCGGTTACAGGAAGGCTCATGCCTCAGGGGGTAGGGGGGTGCATGGGTCCTTCCCGGCAGGTGACCGGGTGCGGGTTAATTAATGGCGCTGTTTTCCTAGCGACAACTAATTCTGGTGGGTTGTCGGGTTGTCACTTTAAGGTTGTCACGCTATGTTACTGAGCCTACGGGCATATGCCAAGCATCGCGGTGTGAGCCTGACGGCGGTTCAGAAGGCAATCAAGTCCGGAAGGGTGACAACCACGGCGGACGGCAAGATTGACCCGAGTATCGCTGACAACCAGTGGAAATCCCGCACCGATCCTGCCAAGCAAGGGCGAAAGCCTAAGGCCAAGGTCAAGACAGAGACAGAGGCGGCGCCGAGGGTTGAGGCGGACCGTGAACCGGAGACGGACGGCGGCGCCGAACCGGAGGCGAGTCCCGATGACTACTGGAAGTCGCGAGCGGCTCGCGAGTATTGGGAGTCGGAACTCTCGCGGCTGAAGGCCGGACGGGAAAAGGGGAACCTGATCGTTCGGGAGGCGGCGGAGAAGGCGTGGGGCGGGATGGTTGTCGCCACTCGGACGAAGGCGCTATACCTGCCGGCGCAACTAGCGAACCGCCTGGCGGCGGAGTCGGACCCGATTGAAGTCGAGCAGATCCTGAAGGACGCGATTTACCGACTCCTCTCGGAGTTGAGTGAATACCAGCCTGACTGATGGACCCTACCACACAAACCATTCTCGCGGCGGTGAAGCTCTGGGAGCCTCCGCCGCGGCTTACGTTGTCGCAGTGGGCGGACAAGTATCGCCACACGAGCGGTGAGGCGAGCAGCGAGATCGGCGAGTGGATCACGCGACCGTATCAGGTCGAACCGATGAACGCCTTCACCGATCCGCATGTGCGGAACATCGTGATCCAGAGCGCGGTTCAGATGCTCAAGACTGAGTTCATCTTGAACGCCATCGGGTACGTGATCCATCTCGATCAGGGTCCGGTGTTAGTGCTTCAGTTCCGCGACACGGATTGCGAGATCTTCAGTAAGCGGCGGTTGGCGCCGATGCTTCGAGACACGCCGATTCTCAAAGGCCTTGTGGCGGACAGCCGGGGCCGTGACTCGAACAACACGATCACGGACAAGACGTTCGCCGGCGGACACATCCGAATCGCGGCGAGCGCATCGCCGGGTAACCTGGCGGCGTTGCCGATCCGGTACCTGTTCTGCGATGAGGTGGACAAGTATCCGATCTCCTCCGGCGGAGAGGGAGATCCGATTACGGTTGCTGAGGGGCGCTTAGAGGAGTTCGCGCACAGCTCGAAAGAGATCCTGACGTGCTCTCCGACGCGCTCCGGTATATCGCGCATCGAGAAAGCGTACCTCGACAGTGATCAGCGGGTGTACGAGGTTCCCTGTCCGCATTGCGGCGGGTTGCAGGAACTGTGGGGATGGTCAACCTGGATCAATCAGGTGCGGTGGGATAGCTCACTGCCGAGCCGCAAGAAACAAGCGGACTCCGCCTATTATGAATGCCTGCACTGCAAGGCGCATTGGACGGACGCGGATCGTTGGAAAGCGGTATACGCCGGCAAGTATCGGGCAACGGCTCCGTTCAACGGTGTGGCTGGATTCCGAATCTCCGCTCTGTGCTCACTGAAGAAACGGCTGAGTGAATACGTCGCGAAGTACCTGAAGGTCAAAGACGATCAGGAGCAGCGGAAGGTATTCGTCAACACGATCCTCGCGGAGACATGGACCGAACCGGGAGAGCAGTTGGATCACGAGACGCTGATCGAGCGTCGCGAAGATTACGCGGTCGGTACCGTGCCGGACGGCGGGTTGTTCCTGGCGGCTTCGGTGGACGTTCAGCGTGAGGACGGCGGGCGCCTGGAAGTTCGGGTGAACGCTTACGGCGAGAACCGAGAGCGATGGGCCGTCGATTACCGAATCTTCCCCGGTGATCCCACGGATATGAAGACGTGGGAGCCTGTCGAGTCGATGTTGCGAGAGACGTGGCCTACGGTCAATGGCGCGGAGTTGCCGATTGAGCGGATGTTCGTTGACTCCGGCGACGGTGCGGTTACGCCGTTCGTTTACGAATGGGTGAAGCGGCAACCACGTCCGCGGGTGTGGGCAATCAAGGGCGACAAGCGGTCCGATACTCCGGTGGGGCAGCCGAAGTCGGTAGAGGTCACATCGAACGGCAAGAAGTTGAAGTTCGGCGTCGTGTTCAAGATCGTCAACTCCGACTACTTTAAGGCTCAGTTCTACGCGGATCTGCGAAAGCGCAAACCTACGCCGGATGAACTTGCGACGGGGATCGGATTTCCGCAGGGCTACTTTCACATACCTGCCGATCCGGTGTTCGGCGATGAGCACTGCAAACAGATATGCGCGGAGCGGCTGATCACGGTCAAGCGGCGGAACGGCCGGACTGTGAGCGAGTGGGACAAGACGCGACCGCGCAATGAGGCGCTCGATACGCAGGTGTACGCGGATGCGGCGGCGTGGGACTTCGGTGTGCATCGGTTCCAGTCGCGCCACTGGGCAGCATTGCGCGAGAAGGTCAAGTCACTGGAGCCGGCGGTGGTCGCTCCGGCGGCGCAACAACAGCAGCAACCACAACAACAACAGCCGTTGGCACTGCGGCGGAAGGTTCAGATAAGGCTCAACTGATGGCATACGCAACGGCAGACATCGACGCGATCATTACGAAGCTCGAAAAGTCACTGGCTCTCGGTACCGCCGAAGTGTCCTTCGATGGGCGCAAGTTGGTGTACCGGAGCGTCGCGGATATTCGGAGTGCTATCTCCTACTTCCAAGCGCTGTATGACAACGCTACGGACGCTCCGCCGCTGACTCCGAAGACGCGAACGTTCTTCCTGTTCGGCGGGAAAGGAATAGGGATCTGATGGGCTACCTATCGAATCTCGCCAGCGCGTTCATCGGGCGTCCGATGGCGGTGATACGCACGTCCGGTTACAACGCTGCTACCAGCGGGCGCCGACTGATGAATGTCGGGAACTCCACGCGCGGCGTGAGCAGCCTGGCTCTCTCGGACGGGCCGATGCTTACGGCACGGGCGCGTAAGGCGGTGATGGACAATCCGCTAGCGGCGAACGGCGTTGCGTCATTCATCGCCGAGGTGATCGGTACCGGGATGCGACCGCATTCCAAGCATTCCGATCAGATTAAGCGGCGCAACCTGGAGCGGGAGTTCTCACTGTGGACGGCTCAATCCAGCGCGACACGGAGACTTGGACCGGGCGGTAAGCCGGATAGCCTTCAGGACTTCTACACGCAACAGGCGCTGATCTGCCGAAACGTGGTAGAGGCTGGTGAGGCGTTCTGCCGGATGCGACCGAGGTGTGCGGCGGACCTGTCGCCTACCGGGTTGCGCGTTCCTCTTCAGTTGGACCTGATTGAGCCGGAGCAGTTGGCGTTCTGGCGGATGTCGGGAGATATGGCGTCTCCCGACAATCTCATCCGCGCAAGTATCGAGTTCAACCCGATTCATGAGCGAGTGGCATTTCACTTCTACCGGGAGCATCCAGGAGATAGCACGATCTGGCCGAACGCGTTCGAGGTTGTGCGCGTGCCGGCGGACAGCGTGTTGCACGTGATGGAGTTCATCCGCGGGAATCAGATCCGCGGCATCACGTCGATGGCTCCGATCCTACTCCAATTGGCGGACCTGGACGATTACGACGATGCGGAGCGGATGCGGCAGAAACTCGGCGCGTACCTATTCGCGTGGAAGAAAACGCTCACGCCGGACGATCCGCAACTAAACGCGGTGTCGAGCGTTGGTACGGATCAGGCTCCGGCCGGAGCGGCGTATGTCGAATCGCAACCGGGAACGGTGACGATCCTCGATACGAACGCGGGTGAGGAGTTCGGCTTCTACAACCATCCGGGCGTATCGAACACGTACGGCGAGTTCATGAAGGTGCAACGGCAGACTATCGCCACGATCCTCAGGAACACGTACGAGATGTTGACCGGCGACATGCACGAGGTCAATTTCAGTTCTGCTCGTGTGCGGCTGATTGCGTTGCGGCGGATCTGGCAACAGTTCCAGAAGTCGGTTATCGAGCATCAGTTCTGTAGGCCGGTGTGGAGCGCGTGGTTAGATGCGGCGGCTCTGGCGGGCAGGATAGACGCTGCCGACTACCGCAAGAATCCCGAAGAGTACCTCAATGTGGAGTGGTTGGCTCAGCCGTGGGAATGGGTCGATCCGAAGGCGGATATCGCCGCTGTTCGGATGGAAATTGAATCCTGCCTGACAAGCCGAGAGGCTGTGGTCGCGTCGAGGGGGCGTGACGTTGAGGAAGTGGACGCGGAGATCAAACGCGATCACGACAGGGAAGCAAGGGACGGCATCATTCCGGTGTACGGCGCGTCGCGGGTAACGGAGACGGTTCCACCCGGAGACAACGGAGACTTGGCGGGTAAGGGGCCGGATAAACCGGCTCCTACGGGAGGAGGTCAATGATTACATTACCGCGCGTGGCGAGTCGCATATTCGGCGAACCGCTGGCGATCTCGCGGGAAAAGCTGGATGTGATTGTAGCCGCGGTGGGACCACGGCTACAAGGCCTGTCGATGGATGAGGCGGACGTGACGGCGGGGCGTCCCGATTACCAAGTGTGCAACGGTATCGCGGTTATCGATATCTCGGGAACGCTGGTATCGAAGGCGAGCGGGATGGCGGCGATGAGCGGGCTTACGAGCTACGCCGATATCGCGGCGGACTTCAATTCGGCGCTGAGTAATCCGATGGTGACCGGGATCGTGCTGTGCGTCGATTCTCCGGGCGGCGAAGTGAAGGGGATGTTCGACCTGGCGGACATGATGTTCCGGGCGCGCGGACAGAAGCCGGTATGCGCGGTGGTGGAATGCGGAGCATCGGCGGCTTACCTGTTGGCGAGCGCGGCGGATCATGTGGTGGTCTCACGGACCGGACTTACCGGATCGATTGGGATCATCGCTCTCCACCTGGATCAATCCGGGGCGGATGAGAAGGCGGGGCTGAAGTACACGGCGGTGTATGCGGGGGATCGAAAGAACGATGGGAATCCGCATGAGCCGTTGAGTCCCGAGGCGCGCAGCGAAATGCAAGCGCGTATCGATCAGGTGTATGAGATGTTCGTCTCGGCTGTGGCGCGTAATCGCGATATCGACGCGGCGGCAGTGCGGCAGACCGAGGCGGCCGTATTCATGGGGCAGGACGGAGTTACCGCCGGACTGGCCGATGCGGTGGGGTCGATGGAGGATGCGGCTGGATTGCTCGCGTCCGCAATTCAATCACGAGGAGTGAAAAGCATGGCAGAAGTGAACGTGGCTCCGGCGGAAGCAAAGTCTCCGACGGCGGCCGAAATCGAAGCGATGGTGGCAAAGGCACGCGAGGCGGGTTTCGCGGAAGCCGGAGTCATCGCCGATCTGTGCGCCATTGCCGGACAGCCGGGGAAGGTCGTTCAGTTCATCAGCGAGAAAAAGAATGCGGAGCAAGTCCGCAAGGATCTGCTCGCGGCGAAGGTGGAGGAGCAGAAGGGCACGGAGTTGAATACGGCCGTGATGCCCGGTTCCGATGCGGCTGCCGCGGAAACGACTCAGGGGAAAGCAAAGCCGTGGGGCGATGTGTTGAAGGCTCTCGGCATCCGAACGAAGGAGGGTAAATAATCCGTGACCATCAACGAAACCCCCAGACTGTCCGATCTGGTGATGTTCCAGGAGGGCGAAGAGGCTAACTACATCGTAGATGCGGTTACCGTGGCATCGGGTACCGCTGCCAGCGCACTCGGTCAGATCCTCGGCAAGGTCACTGCGAGCGGCAAGTATACGCAGGTGGCTCCGGCGGCTGGCGACGGGTCGCAGGTTGCCGCGGCCGTGCTGATTCAGCCGTTCACCTCGGCTCTCGGCGCGGACGGCACGTACCTGGCGATCACGCGCGGTCCGGTGATCTTCAAGGCGAACGGCCTGGCTTACACGGCTGCCATGACGGCTCCGCAGAAAGCTACCGCCGTGTCGCAGTTGCAGGCGGCTGGAATGCCGGTGAGAACCGACTACGGCGTCTAAGCGCCAAAAGGAGAAACGAATTCGATGGCTGTGAACATTCTTAACGTATTCAATCAGGACGCCTTCGGAGTGGTTTCGCTGACGAACGTGGTCAACGATATCACTCCGCAGTACGGCCGGCTCGGCGCTCTCGGTCTGTTTATCGATGAGGGCATCAACAACCGCACCGTGGCGGTGGACTTCGATCCGATCACGAACCAACTGTTGCCGCAGAGCCAGTGGGGCGGTCCCGGCGTCGCGAACAAGACGGCGCTCGGCAAAGTGAAGAGCTTCTCGATTCCTCACTTCCCGGTGAACGATCAGATCCTGGCGAGCGACTTGCAGGGCCGTCGCCGGCCGGGTTCGGATCAGGTTCAGGATGCTCAATACATCCTGGGCAAGAAGATGAAGGAACTCCGCCTGAAGCTGGATCAGACGCTGGAATGGATGCGTCTCGGCGTGCTGAAGAGCGGACAGGTTAAGGACGGCGCGGGCAACCTGATCCTCGACATCTATGCCGACTTCGGCATCTCGCAGGGTTCGGCGTCTTACGTTCTGGGAACCGCTACCACGGATGTCATGGGCAAGATCGCGGCAACCAAGCGGACGATCCTAGGCGCACTGCGCGGTGAACTGATGTCCGGTTTCGTGGCGATGTGCTCGGACGGCTTCTACGATGCGTTCGTGTCGCATCCCAACGTGAAGGCGGCCTTCCAGTACTTCCAGAATCCCATCGGTCAGACTCTCGCGGGCGACTACAGCGGAGCGAACGCGGCTCCGAACGCCTCCGGGCTGGTGAACCTCGGACTGAACGGGTTCTACTTCGGCGGCGTCACTTGGGTGAACTATACCGGTTCCGTGACCGATTCGACCGGCGCCTCTCAGCCGTTGATCGACGCCAATTCCGCTTACCTATTCCCGCTGGGAACGAGCGTGTTCAAGACCTTCTATTCGCCTGCCGATTACATGGAGACGGTGAACACCGAAGGCCTTCCGTTCTACGCCAAACAGCGGATGCTCGAATACGACAAGGGCGTCGAGGTGGAATGTCAGAGCAATCCTCTGCCGATCTGCCTGAAGCCGGCTGTCATTCAGAAGCTCACCACCTAGTAGTTGGCGGGCGGGTGTACGGGGCGGTCAGTGGTCCGCCCCGTACGGTTCATCTGGAGGGTTCTCATGTCGTTGTGGTCTGACCTTACGGAGAGTGCGAACAGCGCGGTTATCGATGCCTTCGGTATGCCGGCGACGCTGCAACCTCAGGACGGCTCGGCGGCGGTGCCGATTGTTGGAGTGATTCAGACGCCGGCGATGCCGGAGGAGTTCTCTCCGGGTGGGGTTCAGGGCGTTAGTGTCGTGAGGTTCTTCGTGAACTATTCGGACATTCAGCCGGCGCCTCAGCGGGGGGATACGGTGACGCTGAACGGTGTCGTGTACGTAATTGCGGAGGCGGCGGTGGATACGAATGGGGCGGCGGTTCTGAAGTTGAGGGTTACGTAATGCTGAATCCGGAACTCATCACCGATGCGGTTGTGGGTAAGCTGATCGCGATTCCCGAGTTGGCGGCGGCGATGACGGTAA